ATCAATCCCTGCACGATACTCGTCAGAGCGTTGTGGGTTAGAGAACATTCCATTCTCAATCACAGCACCATAAGGTGAATGCTCATAAGTAGCGTTAGGCTTAAGACGAACTGCTAAGTCCATGTCTTCGCCTGTTACAGTATTGTCTTCTAGAGCCGCTACAGAAATTTCTGATGTCAACATTAAGCCAATCATCATCTTCTTTAGAGGGTCATTACCTGAGTTATCAAACTGGAAGTATTCTCCGTTAGCTGTTATAGGGTTATCTGATGTAAAGAATCCATCATTAAATTCTGAACCGTTGTTAGTTCCTTTAGTAGCTACATTATTAGCAATAATAACATCACCAAAAGAAGTTGTTGCCGGTAAGTTAGTTGTGTAAGTGTTAGATATAAACCTATCGTCTGCACCAGTACCTACAGGTGTTACTGTAAATAAACCATTAAGAGCGTTTACTACAGGTGTAAGCTGTTGAGCTTGTGTTTGTCCACCGAAAGTAACGTTAGTTCTACGAACAAACCTCATAAGGTCTGCACCGTCGTCTACATTCTCTTTAATTGTTATTGTACCATCTGCTTGAGCTACTGCTTTAATAGAGTTCACAGGATAAGAGTGTCCTGTAGAAGCTAGTATAGTAGTGTTAGTAGCATCTCTTTGGAAGTCTACAACATCTGTAGCTCCGAATTCAATGATACCAATAGCTGTAGCGTTAGCCTGTGCTGTTATATAGTCTGCACATTCTTGAGCTGTTGAGAAAGCTGTACCAAGTGCTGTACGGAATTCTGTAAAAGGAACCGCAAAGAACTCAAATACTTTATTGTCAGAGTCAGTTGTACGTACTGTATTTACTACGTTTACACGAGTGTTGTCTGTTTCATTAACTTCACCTTCTAAACAGTTGTTCCAGTAAGCTGGCTGTGAAGAACCTACGAAGGTAATAGCGTTAGCATTTTCATTACGTTGAATACGTATAGACATGTGTTATCTCCCTACCGTAAATAGTGTTGTTAATGGTTGTATGAATATTGGTTGGTCTGCACGAATAGCAGGTAACGCTCTAGCATTAACATCTTCATCACTAGCTAAGTAAGCTGTTGTGATAGGTCTGTTAAGGAAGGTTTGTCCTGTTGTTCCCGCACCATAGAATAATGGCTCACCAGTTAAAGCGAAAGTAAAGGTTACTGCATCGTTAGCATCTCTAGTTGCCCAGATTAAACCTACTTCTACAGTTGTATTAGCAAACTGTGGAGTTAAGTTAAAGTCAAATCTAAACTGACAGAAATCACCTACACTAAGCTCATCCATACGGTATGAACCTGTCGCGGCGTTATATACTGTACCAGAAGTACTAGCGGCGTTGTAAGCTGTATCTTCACCAAAGGCAAACATATTGTTTACACCCTGTGGCATATAAGCGCCAGAGAATAAACCTTTACCGATATAGTCTGTAGTACCGCTATGAGGAGCTTCGTCAGCGTTAGTTGCTGAGTCACCCCAATAAGGAGTGTCATTCGCTTGTTGCCTAGTAGCATCAAAACCGAAACGTAACCAAGCACTAGAGTCAACCATAGCTTGAGTGTATTCTACATCGTTACCAATGTCCGATGCTCCAGCGGCTCCAGAAACTCTGTCTGTGAAACCACCTGTAAATTCATAACCGCCATTAGCGCCTATTATGTTTGTTGTATTTTGTATTACCTGTGCAGAGTCTGCACCGCCACCTTGGCTTGGTATCATATTGTTGATTACGTTTGTCATATTATAAAGTCTCCGAAATCCAAGCCTCTGCGACTCCAGCTACTACGATTCTCATCTCATTAGCTAATACTACTTCTTCAATGGCTGAAGCGGTGTATTGCTTGATAGTGAACCAAGGGGCTGTGTTGTCTAGGCGCATTTGTAAATCTACAGTACCGCTTGTGAATGATACTTGTATAACACCACGGGTATTGTTTGAATTGTCGTTAGCATTTCCTTTGATGATGTCTGATGTATAGCTACCAGTCATATCGTCTGCTACAAATTTACGAGTCATGTTAGACATAGTTTATTACCTTCTTTTAAGTCCTCTAGAGATAGCCGCTTTGTGTTTAGCAGTCATCTTGTATTTTCCTTTAGAAGCCGCTACAGCTCCGCCTGAGAGTGCCGCTCCAGCTTTTAGCTTACGAGAGTTCTGACCAGCCTTAAGTGCTATCTTGTTTACACCTTTAACTTTGTTTACAGCCTTCTGTCCAGCTTTATTCTTGGTAGCTTGTTTCATAAGTCTTCTTGAACCAGCATCACCCTTCATTATAATGCTTCTATTCTTAGCATTTTTAAGTCTTTGGGTTTTAGAGAATGTTCCACGCATTGCCGCACTACGTCCTGTTTGTCTTACGACTGCTGTTGTAGACTTTAGCTTTTGTTTCTTAGCTATGCTTGCTAGCTTCTTTCCGGCTTTAGCATTCTTGCTAGCCATTTTAGTTTTCTTACCGAGCTTGTAAGCTTTTCTTAAGCCTTTAATTCCTGCTCGGACTAGTCTTGCTTTAGACATAATCTTCCTTTTCTAGAAGCCGAAGCCTCTTGTTGTTACTTTAGTACCACCTCTAACGGGGAATAAATACTCTACTGCATACCTTAGTCCATCAGTCCAGTGTTCTACACCTTCCTTCTTACATATAGTAGCTGTATCAGGGTTACTCTCTACCCATGAGGTACGTTCTATTGATTTAATTGTGTTGTTACACCGTGGATGAATATACATATCTATATCACCATTAGCGTTCTTAAACTTCTTATTTATAGCCGCTACACTATCAATGATAGGAGGGGCTTTGTTGTGTGCTCTAGTAGAGATTCCTTCAGCTTGTAATATGCTAAAGTCGGTTCTACCAACAGCCGCAGAGGACTTTCTAGCCTTACCACTAGGGTCAGGATAGGATATTATACGATGTCCTCTATACTTGTCTGCTAGATTTCTAGCCAAGGTTTCCGTATCAGGGTGTCCTTGGAACTCATCTAGTATATGTATCTGATTACCTCTAAGAGCAAAAGCACAAGATGCCATAATACCGACGTTAAAGTCAATAGCTACGTGTACATCTTCACCACTGTCAAAGTAAGGTAGGTCTTTATCGATATGTTCTTTTCTGTTGAATGTATAGAATACTGTATTACCAGAGTCCTCGAAAGATGCAGAATACTCTCTAGCAAACTTTAAGGGGTCTAGTGTTAACTTAACTCTCTCAATCTCATCATCATCTAGATAAGGAGAATCTTGATAAGTATAGTGATATGACTTCCATTGGTCATCAGCATCCTGTCTGTTATACATCTCATAGAAATAGTTATAACCCATAGGTGTACTAATGATTAAAGCTTTACCGGCATTAGCGCCATACTTCTTAGCATTCTTCTCTGACCAACGTGTGGCAATACAAGGCTGAATAACAGACTCCCAAGATTCCTTAAGAGATGTACCAGCACCTTTCCATGAACATACCTCATCGGCTACGACAAAGTATTGACCACTACCACGCATACGTTCTGATGCTTCATACGACCATATCTTCAATATCACATTATTAGGGAACCAGAATGTTCCTGCTACTCTAGATGATTTCTCAGCATAAGCTTCAGCACCTAGTATATAGGCTATCAACGGATAATAGATATCAATAGCCTGTGCATAAGTAGGAGCAATAATAGCTACATTCTTATTAGGCACATCAGCGGGTAATTCCATTAATTCTTGTACAGCAATCATAGCCGCAGTAGCCGCTAGAAATGATTTACCGAAACCACGACTAGCATTAACTACAGCATATCTACATGCTTGTTCTACAAACAAATCGCTTATAACGTCTGATTGTCCTTCGTGAAGGATAACTTCTTCCATATCACTTCTTTCCATTTTCTATATCGCTTAATATTTACAGTGTAGCGTTCCCACTCACCTTGTCTCTCTACTGGTACATATTTGTTCATCCATATATACACAGCGTAAGCCATTCCTATTAGCGTTAATACATCTATTAATAATCTTAATAGTTCCATATTGTTCTCTCTAACTATAGTAAACCATTATGCCACTAAATACTATTGTTGTAGCATAGATAACAGCACAGACCACAAAGGTCTTATTGTTTACCATTTAACTTTATTAGCCCAATAAGCCGCAGACATCTTTCCTTTAGCAATGTTAGTTGCATGTCTAGCCTTAAA